AAGTGTTATTGCCAAATGTAAAATCAAAACCAATAGCAACATTTTTAATGCCATCATCTGATAAAGATAATCCTGTGCCAGTTTGTGATACATCAATTAAAGGGTCTGTACCGACTGTAAATGTTGGTGAATTGGCAAGTGTTGATACACTAAAGAATAATAAAAAGATTAATCTAAACACAACTTATGCTTTTTGTATTTTGGAATACGACAAAACTTTTCTTTCTTATACGCTTTTATTTCATAGTTATTATGATTGTATTCATGTTTAATAAGTTTCCAGTCAGGTCTATCTTGTGGGTTTTCTTCCCATGCTATTCTTGCTTCTTCACCTATCTTACCTTTATATGGGCAGCTAGTTCCCGCATGAAGCATCGCTGCGTGAGTTCTCCCACTGGGATCTCCGCATAACATAGCAACCGCTGCAACTTTCATTCCCATACGAAAAAGTGAATCTGCTAGTTTTAATCTTTCACAGTTTTCATCACGAACTGATTTACCAGCTGACACACCAAAGATTTGAGTTTGAACTGCCGCACTAGCCCCTGTAGTACAGAGGTCTTGGGAATAGCTTGGTGAAAAAGTTGGAGAAATTGCGGAACTCGGAGGTGATTTAATATCTTGTTTTACTCTTTGTGTTGAGTCATTAAAATTTCTATTTAGATTTTCTGAATTGTTTTGGTTTACATTTTCGGTTTTTATAGATGACTCACTAACAGAGTTATTAAAATTATTATTGGTATTATCGGTAGAAATTACTGAGCTAGAAACTTGGTTTATATCAGATTGATTGACCTGATTGATAGACGACACAGAATTTTGATTTATAGTATTGTCGATAGATTGATTTTGATTAATCGTACTGTTAATGGTTTGTGTCTGATCTATAACGCTAGACGAGGTGCTTGTAGAATTAGATGTAGAGTTGACTGTGCTAGAGGACACTTGATTTATATTGCTAGTTGAATTGGTCGTCTGATTGATAACAGAATTATTATTGTTCGTATTGGTCTGAGTTCCTGTGCTTTGTATCGTTTGATCTTGAATTATGTTTGAGTCCTCGGCTAACACATAACCAAAGAAGCCAATCGAACAAAAGATAATAATGTATTCTCGTAACTTATTCATAACGAAACAATAAATGATTTGTTGTTTTATTGTAAGGGTAACACATGAACCCAAAGAAAAACCCCCTAAGTTTTTACACAAAGGGGGTAACTAAGAATGGAGGTCTAATGAACTTTGATCATCAAACTTCCTTTATAATAGTTAATTGTTTTTGTTTGTCAATTATGTTTCCATTTTTTCATAGATGTTATACACAATTTTATTAGAGCTATAGCTATCCCATGTATCGTAAAAAACATTATTGCACATAGCAACCCAATGACCTCTTATATGTAAAATATAAAATCTATCCTCATGTAATTTATAATTTTCATATATTGTTTTGGTTCTTAATTTTTGGTGAGCTATTTTAGTTTTGTGCCAACCATATTCTTTTAAAACTTTTTCAGAAACTCTATCATCATTTGGGAAAAAGCCATCAACTAATGCTTTTTCAAATAAAATCTCCCAAGTCCTATTGTAAGGTTCGCTATTTGCTATTGATATAGCCCTAATAACACAGTCGCCCATTACTAAATCTTTTTTAGTGTCTTTTAAGTTAAAATACTTTTCTCGACCTCCATAAGTTTTAATATAATTATTATGTATAACCTCACTATAAAATTTTTTATATTCTAAATTTGGAAAAGCAGATTGATGAACCTCAATCATATTTTTTAATTTATCCATTTTAACCTCCATAATGTTTTATTGAATATACATACAGTATATTTATATTGTATTTTAATGTCAACAAGTATTTTTAAGTTGTTGTTTTTGTTACATTTTATTTATGATGAATTTTAATTTCCTAAAAAAAAATTACATGATTAAATATGTCTTGACTAATGAGTTCATTAATAGTAAAAAGATAAATGTCTAACAAAAGGAGAAGAAAATGAACTTCAAGCAATATCTTAGTGAAAGAGGTGAAACAGTTTATTCTATTGCCAAGAAAGATGGCTGGAAAGAACTTGGAACAGAACGACAAATATATCGGTGGGCAGAGGGTCTTAGTATTCCTAATGTAAGGAATATGAAAATCATTTGTCACGATTTGACCGACAACCTAGTTGACCCAAATAGTTTTTTTATTAAAGCATGGGAACGCATGGAGCAAGACCATGAGTAATAATGAACCATTTATTGTAAACATAACAGGTGAAGATATAGCAAATGAAGATCGGTTAGCATCTATCTTTAGTGCTAGGTGGAATTGTACTATGAAGAAAGAGGACACCATGCACCCTATTGACTTTAGCTGTTGGAGAATCGCTGAGCCAAAAACTATTATTGATGAAGATGGGCTGCAAAAAGTTTTAAATCCAAAAATGGAATTAAAAGCATGGGCAGAAACACGAGTTCGTAACCATAAATTCGGTGACTTTCCCACTATATATTTAGCATTAAAAAAGTTTATGTTTGCCAAAGATATTATTAACAATTTTGGTAAGCCCTGTTTCTTTATAGTTGAGTGGAGTGATGGAACTATTGGTTATGCAGATTTATCGCAGGTTGACGCAACAGCTGATGATTTTTTACATTATCAAAATGTAAGTAAAAGAAATCAAAAAAGGGATATAGGTACAGTTGTTGAAATAAATATTGACGACTTTACGATTATACAACATGGTTATAATGGTTTGTCCTGATGAATGTTTTAAGTTTATTTGATGGCATGAGCTGTGGTCAATTAGCATTAAATAAAGCTAATATTAAATATGACAAATATTATGCTAGTGAAATTGATAAATATGCGATAGATATTGCACGAAAAAATTATCCAAATACTATTCATCTTGGCGACATACAAAATGTAAAGGGTGAAGATTTTATCTATGATATTGATTTAATTTTTGGCGGCTCACCTTGTCAGTCTTTTAGTTTTGCTGGTAAAGAACAAAATTTTAACGACCCAAGAGGTAAATTATTTTATGAATTTGCACGATTGTTAAAAGAGTTAAAACCAAAATATTTTTTATTAGAAAATGTTATGATGAAACAAGAATTTCAAGATGTTATCTCTAAAACATTGTCTGATATTTACCCAGAAACAAAATTTGGAAATTTATTTGGTGTTGAGCCAATAAAAATATGTTCCTCATTAGTTTCTGCACAAAAAAGAAAGAGATTATACTGGACAAACATACCAAACATAACATTACCAAAAGATAAAAATATATTATTGTCAGATATTTTAGAAAATGATGTCTGTGAGCCAATGTTATCAAATATCTATGGTGGCTTTAAAGAAAAAAAGCCAAGACAACATTATGCTAAATCAGTAACAATAAGAGCAAATAGTGGGGGCGGCTCAATACCCTCAATAACAAAAAAGAGCAACAAAAACGAATATAGACAATTAACTGTGAATGAAGTCGAACAATTACAAACAATTCCTATTGATTATACAAAAGGTGTTTCTAACACACAAAGATATAAGATGATTGGAAATGGGTGGACTATTGATGTTATCGCCCACATATTTAAAAATATAAACAAAGAACAAAAACATGATATATATAAAGAATATTATCAACAAATTCTATTATAGGAGGATAAAATGGAAAAAAAATTAGCGTTTATGAATGTACCAGTTAGCGATCTTGTGAACATACAACATGATTGCGGCACAGCTATTGCAAAGGATTTATACATACTTTTTATTGAGTTATGGCGTAGAGATTGTGAACCTTTACCGATAAATATTGCTCAAAAGAAACTAAAAATTAATATAAATCGACTAAAAAAATGTGCAAATGATTACCCAAACTATGTAAATTTTGACGATAATTGCATAGAAAGTGAATTTATTTATACATTTTTTAATCAAAATTTAAAGAAGAAACAAAGTCGTGAAAACTGGAATGAAAAACGAAGAATGTTGAATAAACAACAAGATACAATAAACAGTTCAACCGATTTAAAGGCTATTATTAATAATGAAAAATAAACTCATGAGTTTTCACATGAGTTTTGTAATAAATAAAGAAATAAAGAAATTAAACTAAATTAAATTAAATAAATAAATAAATAATAAAAAGGTAACTAAACATGAATGAAATTGAACTAGAACTAAATGACAAACATTGGTCATTGATAAAGGAAAAGAATTTAGACTATCATCACCAAAGACGACTATTCCTTGAATGGCATGATGATAAAAACAAAGTTCGGAAGAATTATAATTTAGCATTTTTGAATTGGCTAAAGAAAGCTGCACCAAATAAAGTTTCCCAAGCCATAGTCGTTGATGATATAATAACAAAATTAAAAAGTGGAGGGTGGAATGAATAACATACAAAAAAACATAAACTTTGAAACACGCTGTAATGCTATTGCTGAAGTGTTTTTACAAAAGGGTCTATTGGCAACTTATTCTTTAGGGAATAAATCAAGAGAAGATAGTGAGATGTTTATTAAGGACACAACATTGTTGCTCAATGAAAATATCCCTGACCATGATAATTTACGAGAATTTGACAAATACCTAAACGATCTTAAAAAGTTTATTATCACTAACTTTAGTTCTGACTTTATGCCTAACACAAGTCGGTTAGTAAAACTTTTACAACAATTTAATAAGACGATTGATAATCAAAAATATGCAGGTTTAGGTGAATTGTTTAAGTATGATAAATGGGAATTACCTAAAGGCACTAATATTGCACAAAGTGGGATTATTTGGAATGATGACTTTAAACGAGAATGGTATGATACATTTCCCAATGAAACACCTTTAGCTTGTAAGTCATTGGTTATACCAATACATAAAGGAGGAAGGGTCTTTGGAGATTATCGACACATAATAAAACTAATAAAGATGGGCTTACCTGTTAAACACACAATAGATGAAAAGGATATGCAATTTGAGGAGGTAAGATGTCCGAGAGAATAAAGTTTCCAAAAAAGAAATATAATATTATCTATGCAGACCCTGCTTGGACTTTTAAAGTTTGGTCTCCTAAAGGGAAAGAAAAGAAGTCAGCAGAAAATCATTACAACTGTATGAATGATGATGATATTTTTAATTTACCTGTAGAAACAATTACTGAAAAAGACTGTGTTTTGTTTTTATGGGTGACATACCCCTTATTAGTTCAGGGATTAGAAACAATAGACAAGTGGGGGTTTACTTATAAAACTTGTGGCTTTAGCTGGATAAAGAAAAACAAAAAGGCGGATAGTTTGTTTTGGGGGTTAGGGCATTGGACTAGAGCGAACAATGAAATTTGTTTACTAGCTACAAAAGGAAAACCAAAAAGAGTGTCTAAATCTGTGCATCAGGTTGTATATGAGTCCCTAAGGGAACATTCAAGAAAACCTGATTGTGTACGAGAACGCATAGTAAAGTTGTGTGGAGATTTACCAAGAATAGAATTATTCGCTAGAGAAGAAGTAAGCGGTTGGGATTGTTGGGGAAATGAGGTTAATGGAAAAAAAGAAAACATCATGTAAAGTATGTAAAAAACTAAACACTAAATTATGTGCAAATTGTAATGAAGAAACAATTTTATCATGGAAAATAGCTTATTCAATGGGAAAAAGAAATGAAGAAAGTCGCACCTACTAAGGAACAACTACATAATCCTGATAATGTTTTTGTTTTAGAAGAAACAATTAAAGCTGGAATAAAACGACTACGAAATCGTGGCTCTACTATTTACGATAGATATTATGCTAGAAACCAAATTAATATAGATATGCACAATGCAGCAACCTTGTATTATACCCATTATTTTTTAGGACATGAACGCACAACAACAATAGTTAAATATGGTGAACGATTAGGTGAGGGGTCAATACCAACATTAACAAGCAACGAGTATCAGGAACATCATAGACAAATTTATGAAAAAGCAAGGGAACACATAAAGACATTTAATCCAAAACTTGCAACATTTATTGATGATGTCATATTGTATGATGTTGATTTAAGATCAGCTTCTAAAAAAATACGACACCAACCTGAAAATGGTTATTCACTTTTTTGCATTACACTTGAAAGTTTAGTGGATTTCTTTTTATACGATACTAAGGATTAATGTAGAGTATCATGTAACAAAACAATGATACTCCTACACTAACTAATATTAGACCCAACAATATTTCATAAAGAAAGTTTTTCATTATTTACCCCAATTATCATGTGAATCAGATTTCTTTGGTGTTAAAAGATAAAAACTTCCGCAAGAGTTATAAACTTCATAACCATAAAAGTGACCATCTTGTACAGGTTCAAAATAATCTCTTGAACTACCAACAAACCATGCATCTTTAATGCCTAGATTATATTTATAATTATGATTATCTTTACTAAGTCTTTCAGCTCTTTTAATTGACTGGTCGTGGTAATTTTCAACACCATCTGTATAACTACTAAACTTAGTTCTTTTTTTAATAAAAATCTCATTGTTGTTAATAAAACTTTTAATTGTTGATCTTGTTATCTTTGTCATTGTTATCTCCATTTCTTACACTATTAATATTGCATTTATGACAAATAATGTCAATAGGAATTAATACAATTAAATACATTTTTTTGACATAATTAAATAAATCGTGATACATATTAAACAATGACTTAGTTATTTTATTAATTGGAATAGGGGTAGCAAGTAAGAAAGGTTTGGATTTTTATGGTCAAAGAAGCAAATAAAAGCGATTTAAACAACAAAACACCAGTAAAGAGGGCTAGAGGTCGCCCTAAAGGAAGTGTCACTAATAAACAAAAGCAAGGGGCTTATAACATCTTTAAACGCAGCTTTGGTTATGCTTTAGATGAAATGGAGAAAGACCCAGTAAAACCATTACATAAACTAATTAAAGACGCTTTAACGAATGATATAAGGGATATAAGTAAGTTTGGGTTCTTATTCCCACAGCAGAACCAGCACAACATAAAAGTAGATAGCTTAGTTAAGTCCATAGGAGTAGTAGCAGACCGCATTAAAGATTATAAAAGGGAAGAAAGAATAACAAAAGCAAAGACAATAGATATAACCCCAACTAAAATAGAGGAATAGGCTAAATAGATATAATTATAGGCATTTTAGACCCCCCCCTTGATTTGTGTGCCGCCCTTTAGTGTAATAATAATTATACCCCTACTTTAACCCCTTTAAAAAAATTATTTTTTTTCCGACAATTTCCGCTTCTTAATTGTTATATATATAGATTTATGAAAAAAATTTGAAAATTATGTGCTTTTTTTTGTTTATGATTTGTTCACGATTTGTTCTTATTTTGTTCTATACTAGATATTGTGTTGACAAACCACCACAAATCACTAAATATGACAAAATTGGTATAGTTATGTCATATCCTCCCTACTAACAACGCAGTAAAAAAAATGGCGACATAACGATATACCCTTGCAAGGTAGGGGTGGCAGGTTTTTAACATACCATTTTCCCCTGTTCACCCCTCATTAAAGGATTATATGGAAAATTTAGAGGACATATTAGAGGAATTAGCGGCAGACCCTGTAATGTTTGTAGAAGCTATGTTGGGTGCAAAACCTGAAAAATGGCAAAAAGAATTTTTATTAAATGTGAGGGATAACCCTAGATGTGCTGTTAAGTCAGGGCATGGTGTAGGAAAAACAGCTGTGTTATCATGGTTAATATTATGGTGGTTACTTACTCGTCACCCATGTAAAGTTGTTTGTACAGCAAATACAGCACATCAATTAGCAGATGTGTTATGGGCGGAAGCGAAGAAATGGGGTCGGCAATTACCTGACGCATTTTATCAGCAGCTTGAAATGAAATCGGATAAAATTAATTTAGAGGGTGCAAATGATAGTTACGCTGTGGCTCGTGTGTCAAGGCGTGAAAACCCTGAAGCACTACAAGGCTTTCATAGTGACAATTTATTGTTCATAATAGATGAAGCAAGTGGTGTTGACGATATGATCTTTGAGGTTGGTGAGGGTTCGTTATCTACGCCTAATGCTAAAGTCGTAATGACAGGCAACCCAACACGAACAAGTGGCTATTTCTTTAATGCCTTTTCCGCTATGCGTGATAGATGGACATTACAAACAGTCGCTTGTAAAGATAGTTCGCAAGTGTCTAAAGATTATATTGAAGATATGGCGATTAAATATGGCGATGACTCAAATGTATATCGTGTACGAGTTTTAGGTGAATTTCCTAGAGCCGAAGATGATACAGTTATTCCGCTATATATGGTGGAAAGTTCTTTAAAAAGAGAAATAGAAGTTGACCCATATACCCCTGTAGTTTGGGGATTAGATGTTGCCGCCTTTGGTAGCGATAGAACCGCATTATGTAAAAGGCGTGGTAATGAAGTGACCGAACCTATTAAGTCTTGGCAGGGAAAAGACCTAATGGAAACTGTCGGTATGGTTGTTCAAGAATACGAAATGTGTAGTTATAAGGATAAACCAACAGATATTATGGTTGATACTATTGGTATTGGTAGTGGTGTATGTTCTCGATTAGCAGAATTAGACCTACCTGCCAGACCTATACAAGTTAGTGAAAGCCCTAGTATGCGTGATAAATATATGCGTTTGCGTGATGAATTATGGTTTCGAGCTAGAGAATGGTTTGAGGGTCGTGATGTTTTTCTTGTTCAAGATGACAAGTTGATAGAAGAACTTATTGCACCTCGTTTTAAAATTACAAGTGCTGGAAAAATAAAAGTTGAAGCCAAAGATGAATTTAAGAAAAGATTAGGTGGTCGTTCTTGTGATTTGGCAGACGCATTTTGCCTAACCTTTGCACAACAAGCGTTCACAGCGTCTGTTCGTGGCACACAGCATAATTGGAATAAACCAATATCTTACAAGGATAGTACATGGATAACATGAAATATGATTTAATATTTGAGCCTGACGAAGAAATGGAAAAATTTGTTGCGGATAATCCTGTAACCCATGCTTTGTTATCACATCTTATTGATGAGCTTGAGGAAATGAATTACAACATTGGAAATTGGGCGTATTTAACAGATGTCGTGTTAGCCGCTGCCGCTTTTACATTTTATCGTGCAGGTGGCACAAATGATGAATTTATGGAAAAATTACAAAGCGTAGATATTAGACCTGACATTAGTAAATTAAATTAGGAGAAACTATGGAAATACTAAAAAACATATTTAATTATGTAAAAAATCACTCGTGGGATTATGTAGATGCTGCATTAGGCGGCATTATCGTACTCCTTTTATTAATTTTAACAATAGGATAATACAATGCAAAGAAGCCAAGCACTTGATATAGAAAAGCAGAAGAAAAAAGAACAAGAAGAAAAAGCTGCTGAAAAGAAAAAATCAACCAAAAAATAGGTTACATTATGGAAGAACTAGAGTTTCAGGCTTTAGTGCGTAATGAGATTGAAAACGCATTAGGGTTTTATGATAGCGAATATGGCATAGATCGTATTCGTGCTATGGACTATTACATGGGCGAAAAGTTTGGTAATGAACAAGAGGGTCGTTCTCAAGTTGTTACCACAGAGGTTGCCGATACCATAGAATTTATCATGCCAAGCCTTATGCGTACATTTACACAAACTGACAATTTTGTTGAGTTTATGCCAAGACATGAAGAAGATGTTGAGGGTGCAAAACAAGCCACATCATACGCTAATTATGTCATTAACTGTCAAAACAATGGTTTTGTTGTATTGCATAACTTTTTTAAAGACGCTTTATTGCAAAAAATTGGCGTTGTTAAAGTCTATTATGATGAAACCGAAAATGTCGAAGAAGAAACCTACACAGGACTATCTGATGATGAATTAACTTTATTACTACAAGACGATACTATTGAAATTGTTGAACAAACCCAAAATGATTTACAATCAAACGAAATAGACGAAATGGGTACACCTATTGTTGAGGACTACATTAGGCATGATGTTACAATAAAACGCACTATGTATGATGGTATGATACGAGTTGACAACATACCCCCTGAAGAATTTTTAGTAAACAAAAGAGCCGCTTCGATAGATGAAGCTGATTTTGTAGCACATAGAACAACAATGAAAGTAAGTGACCTAATACAAATGGGTTATGATAGAGAACTTGTTGAAAAATACGCAGGTCATAGTGAACTTGATAATGACCAAGAAGTGCAAAATCGATTTGAAGATGTAGAGTCAGGAACAGATACCGATAGCTCTGATATGTCAATGCGTGATGTTTTAGTTACAGAGGCATATATAAAAGCTGATTATGATGGTGATGGTATTGCAGAATTACGCAGAGTTGTAGCGTTAGGTTCAGGTTTTGAAATTGTCGAAAATGAAACATTTGACCATGTTCCTTTTGCGTGTCTATCACCAATATTAATGCCACATAGATTAGTTGGTCGTAGTTTGGCAGAATTAATCATGGATATACAGATGATTAAATCAACTGTAATGCGTCAATTATTAGATAATATTTATCTTACAAATAATGTAAGAGTTGCCGCTGTTGAGGGTCAGGTTAATATTGACGATCTATTAAATTCACGAGCAGGTGGTATTGTGCGTGTGCGTCAACCCAATGCACTACAACCTTTACAACCACAGCTTATCGGTCAAAACGCATTTAGCTTGTTACAATATCTTGACGATTTAAAGGAACAAAGAACAGGATTATCAAAAGCGTCTATGGGATTAGATGCGGATTCCTTGCAAAGCACAACAGCTACCGCAGTTGCTGCACAAATGTCAGCAGCACAAGGTAAAATAGAAATGATAGCACGAGTTTTCGCTGAAACAGGCGTTAAAGACTTATTTCAGCTAATACTAACATTATGCTTACATCATGGCAAAAAAGACCAAATGATACGACTAAACAATAAGTTTGTACCGATTGACCCTAGCAACTGGAAACATGAATACGATATTACTGTAAATGTTGGACTAGGAAGCGGTCAAACTAACGAAAAAATGGCGTTCTTAAACATGATAGCACAAAAACAAGAACAAATATTATTGCAAACTGGCGTTGAAAACCCATTAGTTAGTATGCAACAATATCGTAATACTCTTGCTGAACTTGCAGGTATGGCAGGATTTAAAGACGCTTCACGATTCTTTAAAAATCCTGAAGATACACCGCCACAACCACAACAACCGCCACCACCTAGTGAAGCGGAAATGAAAATGCAATTTGAACAGCAAAAATTACAAGCGGAATTAGAACTACAAAAACAAAAACAAGAAGCGGAATTAGCATTGAAACGAGAAGAATTACAGATGAAAATGCAAATACGACAAGAAGAATTACGCTATGAAGCACAGTTACGAGGTTTTGAACAACAAATGGGCGGTGAGCCATCTACAAATTTACCAAGAGTTGAATAATGGTAGATATAATGGATATACAAAACGCTTTAAATCAAGCGGGTTATGGTCAAAATGCAAATTTAATACAAGGTCTTTTGCCTGTTACCTATGCAGATAATTCAGGGTTTATGCAAGATTTTCAAGAAGTGCAAGGTTATCCAAATTATTATGTGCCACAACAAGGTATATTAGATACAAGACCAGTTCTTGATGCTCAAACACCATTTGACCCTGTAACAAACGCAATGTTAAATCAATATGGAAATATGGAGTCTGATTTTCAGCGTAGTTTTGCTGTAAACCCTGATACATATAGAGGCATGGTTTATAACCCTGCTCCTTATACTGGTGCTTTTAATTATGGTACAAATACTGGCGGTGGTGGTACAGATTTATCCAGTTTAATAAGTGCAGGTTTGTTAGGTAAAGAAATTTATGATGCAGTTAAGCCTGATAATACAGGAGGTGCTGGAACAGACACCAATGTAACAGATGTTACAACTACTATTAGTAATACAGGTCTTAATACTGGTGGAACACAAACTGGTAATGTTGGTGGAGAGGTTGTTGACACCTCTACATATGATGCCAATACAAATACAATAAC